CAAAACATCAGGCACGCAAGTCGTAGGCGTGGCCGTCAAGGCGGCGCTATCGGGTGACACGTCTGGCGAGGTGCGACTCAACGGTGCCTGGACATCATGACAATCAATTTCTCGCGCCTGGTGCTGAGTCCGTGCATGACGACGTTTGCACGGACAGTGACCATCGATCCGGTTTCCTCACAACCTGGTGCGCCACCGTACCAGGCGCGCGGAATCTTTTCGTCCGACCCTTTCGACATACAAGCGCTCGACGGCAACATAATATCTGATCAGAAAACAGAGCTTGGAATCCGCCTAGCTGAATGGGCCGGAATGCCATCACCTTGCCCTCGAGACAAAATCACGATCACCACAGAGGGCAAGTCAATTGTTTGGTTCGTTTCAGACAATGACGAAGACGGACAAGGCGGCATGACCTTGTCGCTGCGCTACGTCACACCAAACAAAACAATGACTGACACACGCGACGCGGACATCACATGAGCAAGATCGTAACACCTGGTGAAATGGGAATCACCACGTGTGTGCACATATGGGACGCCGCGTGGGCGCAAGCATTGAAGCTGCCAGGCTTTAAAACCTACCGGCAAGCGCCATTGCTGCAACAAACACAGCCGGAGGAATTAGACTTACTTGCTTGCTACATGCTCAGCAACGACGGGATTCCTGACGGCAACAGCACGATTGGTCCGGTCAAGCTGCTCGAGCAAGTGCAGATAGGATTTTCCGGCATCATCGCCGACAGCGATTCAGGCAGCATCCACAGACGGCTTGCTGTCTACACCAGTGCGCTCGACGAGCTGCTGTTGCGCGATCCGTCATTTGTTAGGTTTGATCTATTCCAAGGCGTCGAGCGTCGAGCAATCAAATTCCAAACTGGTCAAGTTGGTCAAACGCCGTGTAGTGAGTTTCACTATTTGATCACGTTTTCGGTGCGCAATGTTTGGGAGCCTGTCATCACTGATGATTTCCTAACAATGCACCTCGAGACGATATTCCCGCTCGGCGAAACAGCCGACGAAATAGCTCACACTCTGCAAGTACGCGCAGTTTGGGACATACCCCAAAACTAGGAGTCAGCCATGACTGTTCCGTTCCAACAATTCCCGTCAAATTGGAAAGTGCCCCTGTATTGGGTCGAGGTCGACAACAGCATGGCCGGCTTGCCTGTCGACATTCAGCCAGTCTTGTTAGTTGGTCAGAAGCTCACAGCCGGCTTGGCAACGCCAGACGTACCGATTCCGATCGGCACGCTTGCTGATGCTGGCAATCAATTTGGCGTCGGCTCAATGCTCGAGCGAATGTTTGCTAAGTTTCTCGAGGGCAACGCCGCGGCACAAATGTGGGGATTGCCTGTCAGCGAGCCAAGCGGCGGTGTGGCTGCGACGGGATCAATCACAGTGACGGCGCCGCCGACACAAGCCGGCACGCTGTCGCTGTACATTGCTGGTCAAAAGATTCAAATTGCGGTGCAGGGCACTGAATCAATCAACGTGATGGCGCAAAACATTCAAGCAGCTATCGCGGCCGTGCCCACAATGCCGGTTACCGCGGTGCTTGCGGCTGCTGTGGTCAATCTGACGTGCAAGTGGAAAGGCACTAGCGGCAATGATATTTATTTCCGCGACACCTATCTAAGCTCGCTCGGCGGCGAGGCGTTGCCTGTGGGCTTGGTGCTGACGTATTCGACGAGCAGCGGCGGCAGCTCGACATTTGCTGGTCAGCTCAAAGGCGGCACAGGTGTGCCCACGTTCACGACAGGCATCAACAATTTGTCTGACGAACAGTATGAATATGTGGCGATGCCTTATTCAGACACAGCGAGTCTGCTCGCGTGGGATGCTGAGTATGGATTCAGCGACAACGGCCGATGGGGTTGGATGCGCCAGCAATACGGTATGATCTTTTCTGCTCGACGCGATACCTACGCGAATTTGATCACTTACGGCGAAGCAAACAACACGCCTGTTATCTCAATCATGGAAATGGAACCTGACGTGCTGTCGCCAGCGTATGAGGTCGCCGCGGCGTACTGTGCCAAGGCAGCTCGAGCGCTGCTTGACGATCCTGGTCGGCCGCTGCAAACTTTGCTGCTAACCGGCATTCTCGGCGCACCCAAACACTTGCGCCTCGACATGGGCGAGATAAACAATCTAACGCAGTCAGGTCTCGCCACGCAGCGCATTAGCTCGGACGGTGTCACGCCTATGATCTTGCGCGACACCACGTGCTATCAGAAAAATTTGTATGGTCAGAGCGACGACTCTTATGAGCTGCTGACCACACTGGCGACACTCGCCAAGGTGATTCGCAACCAGCGCCAGGCGATCACCAGCAAATACCCGCGGCACAAGCTGGCTGATGACGGCACGCGATTCGGTATCGGCGCGGCAATCATCACGCCCACGATCGCCAAAGCAGAGCTGGTCGCAGAGTATGCGGTCGACGAGTACAACGGCCTGGTGCAGAACGCGACAGGCTTCAAGAACAATCTAATCGTCGAGCGCAACAGCACCGACCCAAATAGGCTCGACGTGCTCTATCCGCCGCAACTGATCAATCAACTGCGCATCTTCGCAGTGCTAGCGCAATTCAGATTGCGCACGCCAGTTGCCACAGTCACAGCGTAGCACAGTGCGCCACATGCTGCGGCGCCTGGCGCGCAAGCTCGAGCGCCGCGGCGTACACAAACAGATTCGCCGCGCTATCAGGAGTCTTTCAAATGACCACCATATCGGCCGCGTATCCAAGCGAGCTTGAACGGCGCGCAGCCTACGACGTGACAGAGGTCAAGCCAATCGGCGGCCGTTTGGTTGTCGTCACGCCTGGCAGTGCATACACCGTCATTTCCAGCAAAGACTTTAAGACGGTGTTGCTAGGTCCAAGCGCGACACTCGCGCAGTTGCGCACGTACTGCCAAACCTACGATCCGTTGATGGCGACGTTTCCAGCGACGTGGGACGCAGGCGTAGAAGATGCTGCGGCGCCGGCTGAGACACCGTCACAGGATCGTGAGGAACCTCGAGCAGAGCACAAACCCACGCACGAAGCGCCTCGAGGTCGGCACCCTGGCAGGCGCCGCTAACTCTAGACTTGCGATCGATTATGGTTTTGTCATGGTGTGCTGGCATAGGAGGAAATTATGCCAGCACGCTATGAACAACTCGCGGAAATGATTCTGTTAAACGAGTGGAAGCGTGGCGCCGTCATCGGTCTATTTGATGGCATGGTGTTTCTGCATTTGCTCAATCGATGTCCGCTGACCACTATTGTGGGCGTTGAAACTTGGGACTTGATGACAATCGACGATAGCTGCAATTGCGCGTACTGCGAATCGGCGCGGTTTAACATGCGCAAGCGTGATCGCAATCAGCACAAATCGTTTGTGTTTGGTCAGGCGATGAAACTTGGTAATGCTGAAATTCTCAACATGCCAAGCGAAGCTGCGGCTAAGCACACTTTCAAATATTCGCTCGATTTTGTTTTTATCGAGCGATCAAACAACGTCAGTTTAGACATCCACATGTGGCTCGAGTCGTTACGACCAGGCGGGCATATGCTTGGTCACAAGAATATTGACGGCGCGGGCACAGTCTTTGAAGGCGTGTTGACGACAGGCGATGATCATATGTGGTGGGTCAAATTATGAGCCTGGAGTCGAGGGTCCGCTAGGGCTGCTCCTACTACGCGCCTTTGAACAAATAAGCGTTTGGAAAGTGTTAGCGGTCGGGACCAGTTTCATGGTCCTGGCCGCTTTAATTTGTGTGCTGCTTGTTTGGTTCAATCGCGGTAACCTCTAGGAGTCGGCCATGGCTAACAGAGTCGCAGGTGTTGCGTTTTTGAAAGTCGACAGCGATATGTTTCCGCTGCGCGGCAATCTAACGGTGTCGCCAAGTTTGCTGGTGCGAGCAGGCATCGCAGGCGAAGACCAAATACACGGTTACAGCGAGCTGCCGCGCGTGCCGTTTATCGAAGGCGACGTTACGCTCGACCCTCGCTTGTCCACAGAGGCAATCGAGGCGCTAACGAATGTTACAGTCACGGCGGAGCTGGCAAACGGCCACACCTATGTGCTGCAACAGGCGTGGAACACGGCCGCGTTTGATCTCAACGCACATGATGGTCTAACGCGCATTAGATTCGAAGGCGTCACGTGTCAAGAGTTGGCGCCGTCAGGTACTCCGATTCAAATCGGTCAAGGTACAGTCATAACGTAAGGTGACAAATGCCAGACGAGGTCGAAGCAACTCAAACGGCACCAGGTCCCACCGTAGTCAAACTCAGCAAACCGATTCAGGCACACGGCGAAACAGTCACGGAATTAAAGTTTCGTGAGCCTACAGGTAATGACATCGAAATAGTTGGTGTTCCTGTGACGTTTCAATGGGTGCCTGACGAAGACGGCCAAGGCGGAGGTGTGCGCGTTCAATATTCTAAAAACATGGGCGCTATGCTCTCGCACTTGGCAGCGGTGCCACCATCATCAATCAGAATGCTAGCAGCCAAAGACTGGATTAAGTGCGCGATGGCTGTGCAAAGTTTTTTCCTGCCAGACTAGAATCCGTTACGCTGGCTTGTTACCGTCTGGCAAAATACTACGGCCAGCATCCTGACACGTTTTTGAATCAATCGCTGTCTGCGATTGATCGCCATTTGTATTGGACAGATAAGTTGCTCGAGGAAGCGGCTAAAGCGCAAGAGGTAGAAGACGACTATGGTTGATCAAGTCTTAAACGCTGAAGCCAGACTCAAAGACTCAACGACTGCAACGCTGCAAAAGATTGGGCGCGAATACGAAGAATTTGGTAGGAAGACGCGCAGGGTTGCAACGGAACAAAAGCGGTCGTTTGAGGAACTAAATAAAATATTAGTTCCAGTCACCAAACAGTTTAAAGACTTGCTCGATCCAGCGTTGTCACAGGTAGGCATCACTAGCCTATCGCTGACAGGCATACTTTACGGTCTAAACAAAGCGCTGCGGGAGGTCTCAGGCAGGCAGCGTGACGTGCAACTATTGTCAGACACCACAGGAGTGTCGGCCAAAAACATCAAAGCGTTTGGCGAAGCGGTTGGCTTGTTTGGTGTCAGCTCTGAGACGGCACAGTCAAGCATCAAAACGCTGACTGACCATTTCAAAGAGTTGCACGGTTTCTTTGGTCAGCCGACAGAAGCTGGCGTGCAATGGTTGACGCAGATGCGTCAGTTGCTAGTCAGGATTCCTGATAGCGACAATTTCCTCAAGCAACTCGACGATATGACACGTCGAGGCGATTACAATGCAGGCATCAAAGCTACTGTTGAGTTTTTAGATAAGCTGCCGCAGCAGTACAAACAATTCTTTAGTCAGCTAGCATTCGGTAACGAAGAAATCAGTAAGAGCAAGAACCTAGCAGACGGCATTGCCACAGCGCTAGAGAAAATCAGTCGTGTTGATGTCAAACCTGAAACATGGGCGGCGCTCAACAAAGCAATCTATGAGCTTGATACAAACGCAGAGCGCTTGTCGACCACTCTGTTAGGGCACCTGGCGCCGGCAGCAACGACGGTGTTCAACGCGATTAGCAAAGGCTTGGAAGATTCGGAAACGCATCAAAACACTTTCTTTGGTGATTTGAAACATTTTGCTGACGACCTCGGACCAGACGGCACAACTGGCAAACTGATACATCAGTTTTTCAGCGGTGTTGCTACTGACTTTGAAGCGTTGTCAAAGTCGGCCGAATGGCTCGACAAAATCATAATCAAAAGTCAGGAAGCTGTTAGAGAGGCGGCTAAAGTACAGCAACAAACTGGCACGCCTGTGCAGCAAGAATGGAAGCGCATGTTTCAGCGCCGCCACCAGGGTCAGCAACCAATCATACCTGACACGTCAGAACCAACTTTTAGACCAGCAGA